AAACACGCTAAAGCAAAATGAACAAAATAAAAGTTCATAAAATGACTAAGTTCGCGTTTGCTAAGTATAGAAACTGGCATTCGTCGGTAAGAGGACTTTGCGGGACTGAAAGCGTTCAGTCCATAACTCCGGTCTGGGAAAATGTAACTTGCAAAAAATGTCTCAAGCTTAGGGCGGTCCTCGATGATTGATTTTAAAAACGTGCCGATGTCCCTGCTCATGCGAATCATTTGCCCGGCGTGCAAGGGCAAGATTCACGCAATAATTCTTTTCAATCGGAACGAGGTCCTTTATGGCTGTCAAACGTGCCAAGAGAAAGTCGACAAAGAGTTTGCCAAAATTCAGCGTCGAAAAAAAGTTCGTAGCTCAGGTTAGGTTTTACGAGGAGCTTCACGTCATTAAAGACGGCCTAGGTGAAGTTTTGTTTATAGGTACTGAGGAAATGACTAAACGAATTTTAAAGGCCTTAAAGGCCGGGAGAAAATAACAATGAAAACGATTTACTTAAACTTTTTTCTGGTTCTCAGTCTCACCGCTTGCGCTGGCAAATCCGGCGGATCCGCCGCAGTTCAAGCCCAATTGCCTGCGCCCGTCGGTGCGCCCGTCGGTGCGGCCCCGGTCGTCACGCCACCTCAGCCCGTCGCACCTACGACGGTGCAACTCACCCTTTACGCCGACACGGTCTCCACCATGCTCAGTGAGCGCGGAGTAAGCTACCCGTTCACCATGACGGGCTATTGCACGGTTTACGAGTCGAATACGTATTGCTGGGACGACGGCTTGAAAATCCCAAACCCAGCCGATCAAAGCGAGGCCCTTGATTTCTGGGGTGAGGTGATGGTGAATTCTGAAACGCCAACGCTTTGGACGCCGGCACTTGACGGTGCCGGAACTTTTCAGCATACCGCGCAAAACGTTTTCGACAATGGTGTGGCGTCGCAGGTCACGTGCTCAATTCTTGAGCAGACTTTGGATTGCGGAACTTTCACGATTGACCTCAACCAGGTAACTCAGTAAGGCTTATGAAAATGGCAACACCAAAACTCAAAACCAAACCTGCGAAATCAAAACTCATTCCAATCCACATCAAGCTTACCGAAAAGGAATTCGCCGAGCTCAAGAAACGTGCAAACTGGTGGGCGCTTGGCAACTTGTCCGCATGGCTTAGGTACGCCGGGTTAGAACATACGCCGACTAGTACCGAGAACGTTTCAAAAGCCATCGCTGAGAAAAAGCGTTGACATAATCCGGTGTGTACCGGCTAACCTGGTCACATCATGAAAATTCAGGACTTGACCGCCAACCCAAAGAACCCCCGCATCGTCACCGACGAAAAGCTTGAAATGCTTCGCAAGAGCATTTTAAGTTTTGGCGACTTGTCCGGAATCATTTACAACCGCAAGACCAAGCAACTGGTCGGCGGGCATCAACGCACGAAAATTCTAGACGGCCCGCATAAAATCGTGATTGCGAAAAAGTACGCGAAACCGACTAAGGCCGGAACTTTGGCCGATGGTTACGTTGAGGCATTCGGTGAGCGCTTTGTTTACCGCGAAGTTAGTTGGTCAAGCAAAACCGAAAAGGCCGCGAACATTGCGGCGAACAAAGGCGCTGGAACGTGGGACGACCCGCAGTTGACCGAGTGGCTATCTGAGCTCGCCCTTGATTCTGAATTCGACATGGACCTCACGATGTTCGACGTCGATGAGCGCGACGATTTTTTGAATATCGACGACAGTGATGACGACGCGGAATCCACCGACAAAAAGCCAAAGCCCGGCGTCTCGCGCTTAGAGCACGAGTGCCCGGAGTGCGGACACAAGTTCACTAACGGCGACGAATGAAACTCCTGCTAGGCGATTGCTTAGAGCAAATGCGAAAGCTTCCGGCCCGGTCTGTCGCGGCCGTTGTTACCGATCCGCCTTACGGCCTTTCGTTCATGAATAAACATTGGGACTATGACGTGCCCTCAAAAGAGGTTTGGCGCGAGGTCTTACGAGTGCTCAAGCCCGGCGGTCACCTACTTTCATTTGGTGGAACAAGAACCTATCACCGCATGGTCGTGCAAATCGAGGACGCTGGTTTTGAAATCAGAGACCAAATCCAATGGATTTATGGATCCGGTTTTCCTAAGTCGCATGATATTTCTAAAAGTTTGGACAAGCGCGCAGGGGCTAAACGAAAAGTGATTGGCGAGCCTAAGCGGTCCGGCAAATCGTCAAGGGCATTTCAATCCGAGGACAATACAACGGCCGGCGTTCACTTTGATTCGCAAGCGGCTACCGCCGCCGCCACTTTGGCGAGCGGCTGGGGCACGGCGCTCAAGCCCGCGAACGAACCAATCGTCCTCGCACGCAGACCCTTTGAAGGTACGCAAGCGCAGAATGCGCGCAAGTGGCGCAATAGCGGTGGTTTGAATATTGATGCGAGTCGGATTGGCACTGAGGAACAATGGAGCATGACCGGTCAAAAAGTTGTCGCCGGTATCGACGGTAGTTTTCTCAAAGGCAAGAAAGCTATTCCCAGGACTGGGAATAGCTTGGGACGTTGGCCCGCTAACGTTTTGTTCGACGATACGGCCGCGCAAATTCTGGATGCTCAGAGTGGATTTAGTAAGAGCGCAAAAAACAAAGTCAGCGACGAGCGCAAGAATAAAAATAAGTCGATGTTTATCGACGGGGTCCATGATGCGAGTTACTCGCATCATGACTCCGGCGGCGCCTCGCGTTTCTTTTACGTTGCGAAAACTTCTAAGGCTGAGCGGAACCGCGGAATGGACGGGCACGAAAAGAAAGTGACAAACCTAAACGCGCCTCCCGGAACTAAGGGCGCGCAGTCACCACGCGCCGGCGCGAATCGGGCAGCAGCAGCAGCGAACCATCACCCTACGGTCAAGCCAATCAAACTCATGGAATATTTAATAAGGCTCATCACTCCCCTTGGTGGGATTGTACTCGACCCGTTCATGGGTTCCGGTTCAACGGGCGTTGCGGCCTTAGGCCTAGGATTTGATTTCATCGGCATTGAAAGGGATAAAGATTATTTCGCAATTGCCGAAAAGAGAATCAATGCTTGTAAAACAGGCAAGTAAGCAGACACATGAAAAAACGGAAACCACCTAAGACCGAACACCTTAAACCAACTCAGTTTAAGAAAGGTCAAAGCGGCAATCCCAATGGGCGCCCACCACTCAATCCTATCCAGCGCGCACTTAAAGAATTAACGGTCGATACCTATAGAGAAGTTGTTGAGTTGGTTCTTACCGGCAATCTTGACTCTTTAAAAGAAATCGCAGAAAGCAAAACGGCCGCGGCGATTCAGGTGGGCTTAGCCCGGGCGTTCTTAAAAGCCATCAAAGAGGGCAATCACGAGGTCATTGAAAGAATGGCTGAGCGAATCGTCGGCAAGATTCCAGACCAAATCAATCTTGTGTCTAAGAACTTAAATGCTAACATGGACGTGCCGGCGGAATCAAAAGTCACGCATGAGGAAGTAAAGGCGGCCTTCGATGAACTTGACAGAGAAGTCTGAATTAATATTTCAAGTCAAGTCACTCGAGCAAAAGCGTAAAGAGAAAATCAAACTCAACACGGCCCGTTTACGGTGCGAGCGCGACCACTTATTTTTCACCAGGTATTTCTTTTTGCAAAGGATGGCGCTCAAGTTCAGAGTTAACTGGCATCACGTTGTTATTGCCGAGGCCATTGAGAAAGTTATTAAAGGCGAAATCGAAAACCTCATCATCAACGTTGCGCCGGGGTCGTCCAAGACTGAGCTCGTGGTTCTAAACCTCATCGCCCGGGGCCTAGCACTCAACCCGCGCGCCCGGTTCCTTCACCTATCGGGCTCGGACCAACTAGCCTCGCTCAACTCGGCAACGGCCCGTGAAATTGTCACGTCGGATCATTTCCAAGCTTTCTGGCCACTCAAGATTTCCGACGACGCGAAAGCTAAGAAACGTTGGAACGTTGAGATAAACGGCCAGCCTGCTGGTGGTGTGTACGCAACGTCGCTCGGCGGTCAAATCACGGGCTTTCGCGCAGGCCACATGACCGACGGCTTTCAAGGCGCAATCATCATAGATGACCCGATAAAGCCCGAGGATGCGTACTCACCGGCCAAGCTTGCGAATGCGAACCGCAAACTTGTAACAACGGTCAAGTCCAGGCGTGCGAATCCTAAGACGCCTATTGTCATCGTGATGCAGCGAATCGCGGAACTAGACACGACCGGCTTTATTGAGGGCGGAAATTTAGATGGGCGCTGGACAAGTATTAAAATCCCTGCCCTAATGGATGAAACCACCACATCAAAATTCACCACCTCCCAGCAAGCGCTCATGGACCAGTCTGAAAAAGACCCCACGGGCCGCTTTTCTTATTGGCCGTACAAGGAACCTTTGCTGCAGCTCCTCGGTATGGAACAAGGCCTCGGCACCGACCAAGCGGGCTCGCGCATTTCTAGGCATGTGTTTCACGGGCAGTACCAACAAAGCCCAAAGGCCGTTGGCGGGAACATCATTCATGGCGCGCATTTCGTTCGGTACCGCGCGGGCGTTCACCCGAAATTAAAGTACAGAAAGATTTATGCGGACACCGCGCAGAAAACAAAAGAGCGAAACGATTATTCGGTGTTCGAGGAATGGGGCCTTGGTGAGGACGGCCGCGCGTACTTAGTCGACATGATCCGCGGCAAGTGGGAGTCGCCTGACTTGAAAACCAGGGCCATTGCATTCTGGGCAAAAGCGAAAGATAGAAACGCGCTCACTCACGGGAACCTTCGCGAAATGATGGTTGAGGATAAATCGTCGGGCACTGATTTAATTCAGACCTTAAAACTGCCACCACATAATATTCCAATTAAACCAATTGAGCGAACTACCGACAAACTCACCAGACTTTTGGACGCGCTCCCCTACATCGAGGTCGGTCTAGTTTGCATCCCCGAGGACGCACCGTTCACTTCCGATTTTGTTTCGGAGTGTGAGGCATTTAGCGCGGACATGAGCCACGCCTTTGATGACCAGATTGACCCGCTTATTGACATGGTCATGGATTTGCTTTCAAGTGGTAACAAGCTGAAGGTTTGGGAACAGCTTGGAAAACAAAACGAAATTGAAAAGCAAGCCTTAAAGGAAATCAATGGGCAAACGCAAATCAGTCCGCAAGAGCGCTGGAAGCAAATCGAGCAACGCGCAAGGCTCACGCCGAGTCAACGACTCGCGCAGCAAAAAGGCAACGCCTAAGCCCGCAGGCCCTCAAGCACCAAATCAAAAGCGTATCCCCGTCAACGCCATGCGGATCTTTGCCAAAGAGCAAGAAATTGCAAACCGAATGCTCACTGAGGATTCGTTCGTCAATTTCGTTTCTCGCTTAGGCGTCGGTAACAATGCCAACAACGAGGGCAACACGATTTCCGACGGCTTTTATGAATTCAACTTGGTCACGCGTAACCGAATAAAACTAGAGGCGGCTTACCGGGGCTCATGGATTGTCGGCGTGATGATTGATTCCATTGCCGAGGACATGACCAAAGCTGGAATCGACATCGACACGAGCGACGGCAAAGACCAAGTGAAAGACGTGGTCGCGGGCTTTCAGAAATTAGCGATTTGGAACTCTCTTTGCGACAACACCAAATGGGGCAGGCTTTATGGTGGATCAATCGGCGTTTTGCAAATCGAAGGTCAAGACATGTCGACGCCGCTCAAGATCGACACGATTGCAAAAGGGCAATTCAAAGGCATCGTCACTTACGACCGCTGGCAGGTAAACCCCGTTGTTAACGACCTCATTGAATCGGGTCCGGACCTGGGGCTTCCGCGCATGTACCAGATTGTCACCTCACCACTTTCAGTTGAGCCAAACGCCGACATGACAATGACCGGCGTTCAGAATGTCCACCACTCGAGAGTTATTCGCGCAATCGGAATCAAGCTGCCGTTCTTTCAAGCCATCACTGAGCAAATGTGGGGCGAGTCGGTGCTCGAGCGCTTGTGGGACAGGCTCATTGCTTTCGACAATGCAACAATGTCCGCGGCCTCGCTCATTGACAGGGCTAACCTGCGCACGGTTCAAATTGAAAACCTTCGCGAAATCGTCGGCGCCGGCGGCGCGATGTACGACGGTCTGATTGCGCAAATGGAAATGATGCGCGAGTTTCAAGTAAACGAGGGCATCACGCTCCTCGACAAGAACGATGTTTTCGCCTCGACCTCTTATACTTTCTCTGGGCTTTCCGACGTGCTCTTGCAACTCGGCCAACAACTATCAGGTGCGAGCACCATTCCATTGGTGAGGTTGTTCGGGCAGTCGCCTGCGGGCCTAAGTGCAACGGGCGAATCCGACATGCGCATTTACTATGACGGCATCAACACCAGACAAAACACTGAGCTAAGACAACCCGTCGATCTTTTGCTAAGGGTTATGTGGCGGCATGTTCATGGGAAAGCCGCGCCAAAAGATTTGGATTTCAACTTCACGCCACTCTGGCAAATGACTGCGACCGACAAAGTCAACAATGCCAAGACATCGGCCGAAACAGTTATTGGCGCATACGAGGCAGGCCTCACCAAGCGTTCGTCTAGCTTAGAGGAACTGCGTACAGCGTCCGGCGACACTGGTATTTTCAGTCACATTAGTGACGAGGATATCGCGGAAGCCGATGAGGAACTTGATCCACCACCAGGGGAGACAGACCCGGCTGAACCCGTAGCCGGCGGAAAGCCTGACTTAAAAGTTTTAGCCGGCGGTAAAGGGATTGACCCGGCCGCACCGAATCCAAAGACGGATCCGGCAACGACGCCGGTCAAAGGTTTAGGCGATGCGAAACCTCGTCGCGCGGTCGGCGATTCCAAACCAGCGAGGACTAAATGGTGGGCAAGAGCGGTAAGCATCGCGGGGGTCGTCGCATGGACGCTTTACAGCCTCCCGATAAAGTAAAATCATTTGGGCAGCTCGAATTCAATTGGTTCGTGTGGCTCTTTAGATTTTGGACTTGGCCGAATCAACCTAGGCCTTGCTCTATTGCGGTAAAGTTCAAAGAGACCAGAGAATACCTAGACATGGACTACGAGGACGCGTCGAAACTTTTAGGTGTTCCCGTTGACGAAATAAAAGCTTTCGAACTAGGATTTTAGAAAACCAACAAAAGGAACTAATAATGATTCGCAGAGCTTGTAGCTGGAACCACGCAACTGTCGCCGCCCCTGCCCTTGTTTCCGGCTGGTGCCTTGGATGGTTGAAACGCGTTGACGCGAGTGAGAACGAAACGATGGTTATGGTCTTTGAAAGCGGCGCCGACGGATCCGTTCAAGAGGTTCCAGATATCATGATCACGTTTACCGACGGTCAACCGGCCGTAGTTCCGACTTTTTAGTTCGATGAGGTCCGTTATTGTCTACACGCCGTCGGAACCTAAAAATATGATCGACCTTAAGGCCGGCGACGTGTTCCGGATCTTGCCCGAGGACGGCACCGATACTTTTGTTAACGCTCAAGAAATCCATTTGGCGGTGTCGGATGCGGAACCATATGCCGTCGGGACAGCCACGGCCGAAGTTCGATTTATTAAGATTGGAAAGCTGCCCGAACTATGAGGTCGCTCAGCCTTGACGCCAAGAAAACCGTAAAAGGAAAGTTCAAGCCGTCAACCCAGGCTGAGCGCGAATTCATGAAGCAACTGAAAAAAGTTGCGAGGGTTTCCGGCCACATTGTCGAGCGTCACACCGACGGCGTGAAATTGACCGACGAGACCGAAATGGTTCGGGAAATAAAAGCCTATTCGGAAAAGCTTGGACCGTGGGCCACACGTCAAGCCGCAAAGATGCTCGAGCAAGTTCAAAAGTCGAACAAACGGGCTTACCAGAATAAATCAAAAGCGCTGGGGAAAGCTTTCACCATTGGTGTTGGTGAGAAAGATGTCCTTGCGCAAGCTAGGAAACTCCTCAATGAACAAGTCGCGCTCATAAAGTCGATTCCGCTCGAGGCGGGCTTACGCGCGCAAAAGATTGCATACGAGGCCGCACTTGTCGGTACCAGGGCGGCCGTTAGTGCCGACGACATCATGGACTTGCAAAAGCAAATGGGTTTAACGACCGAGGTGACGCTAGCCCGCGCGACTTTGATTGCCCGAACTGAAACCGCAAGAGCAACTGCGTCAATAAATCAGGCGCGTGCGCAATCGGTCGGGTCTAGGCAATATCGGTGGCATAATTCGGGCGACGGTGCAGTTCGGCCAAGTCATAAGAAGCTTGATGGTGAACGCTTACAGGGGAAAATCTTTTCATGGGACGACCCGCCAACTCTTGACGACGGCATGACCGGACATCCGGGAACTTTCCCAAACTGTAGATGTTTCGCTGAACCAGTTTTTGACGACGAATAAAAATATTTTTGACAAAACAAAATTCGGCCTCAAGACTTGGGCTTCAAGCACCGTTAAATTCTAAGGGGTTCACATGCGATTTTTGTTTTGCTTCCTTGCGCTGGCCTTAAGTGTTTCAGCATTCGCCACCTCCCCGCCTCAACTCACCATCAAAAATCAGTATGGCGAGCAATCGACCAACACGGTCCTTGGTGGGAACTTCGCAAGCGGCGCCTTTGTTTTGCAAACTCAAGTTATTTCCGCAGCAGGCGCCCTGAGCGTCACCATCGCAGAAAGCCAAGTTAAGAATACGACTAGCGGAACTTACGCGGTCACACTCGCAGCACCTACCGCGGACGGCCAACTAAAAATTGTCGCCGCCATCGCCACTATGACCCACACGGTGACTCTTGCCTGCACTAATATAAAGTTTTCTGGCGCGTATACGCCGACCGGAACAACGACGCTCACATTCACGAATGCGGGCGATAGTGCGGTTTTCATTTCAGTAGGTCTTAAGTGGGTCTATCTCGGCGGCTCAGCGGTCGCTTCCTAAGGACATTTTCACTTGAAATATTTCGTTCCCATAAAGCTATCTGAAAACATGTACGAGACGCCGGAAGGTTTTCTCGTATGCGTTGGCGTAAAGATGGCCCGGACGGGAACAATGGACTACCACGAAAAAGAGTTAGACGGTGCAGGCATTGAGGGCGACCAAAACGGTATGATTCAAATTTACCGGAGTGAAGAGGAAGTCTTTAGACCGGCCACCATCAAATCATTCGAGGGAAAGCCTTTCACGATTTCGCATCCAGAGGATTTGGTTTCACCTAAGAACTGGGCAAAGCTTGCCAAAGGCATTTTGCAAAACGTTCGCCGCGGTAAAGGCGACGACTCGGACGACCTTTTGACCGACGTGGTTATAATGGATCACGCCGCAATTCAAATGGTGAAAGACGGCGTTCGCGAAGTAAGTTGCGGTTACGAGGCCGACTATGAACAGACCAGCCCGGGCAAGGGCGTTCAAACGAACATCGTCGGAAATCATTTAGCACTTGTCGAGCAGGGCCGGGCCGGTCAAGCTTACGCCATCAACGACCATAAAGGAGTCAAGACCATGAACGCATTCGAAAAAATATTCGGAGTTTTCGCAAAAGATCCCGAGGCCATAAAAGCAATGAAAGCCACCATCACCAAGGACGCGAAAACAAAAGACGAGGACATGGTCATGGACGAGGCACCAGCCTGGGCCGACGATTTGAAAAAGTGCGTTGACGCTTTGAATGCGACAGTTGCGAGCATGGCTCAACCAACAACGGCCGCAGTTTCGAAAGACAAAGAAGTTCCCGCACCTACCGACAAACCGGCACCGGAAGTAAAAGACGCGGATCCGCTTCAAGCCATCATGCAAAAATTAGAGGCAATGGAAGCCCGCCTTGGTAAACTCGAGGGAGCTACCACCGACGAGGATGAAGAGGACGGTGACGAGGATTCCGAGGAAACCGGCGACGAGGACGGCATGGAAACCGGTGATGAGGACGACGAG